ATATACGCATCAGGACAGTGAAGTAAGTTTCCCCTAACTTCAGGACAGTAAAGCAATGAAGTTCACTACAATGAAGTTCACTACAATGAAGTTCACTACAATAAAGTTCACTACACTGAACTGTATGACATTAAAGTAAATTGTTAACAGGTTGTTCATGATTTATTAATCTCTAGTTCACAATTTTAGTGTATACTATAGACAGTGAAAGGAACACACCTCAAGAGAAAGGACAACACCATGAAGAACACCATGAAAGGTTACGACGATTTAACCGGACTGTTTAAAACACGCTACTACGCCAAAAAATATGCAAAAGGTGATGAAGTAGTTGTAAAAGTAGAAGGTGGTTATACAGTAATGACTGCCGATTATTACAACACATGGAAGAAACAAAAGTGAAAGGAGAAGTCAAAATGAAAAGCTATAACGTGCACGTTTACAACACCCGTGATAATTGCCATGACGATTATATGGTTAGAGCCGATGACCCGGTAGACGCCCGGGGCGTGGCGGTTCAGCGGCTGATTGATGAAACCGGGGACGGTTTGGACGTTTGGGAAATTATAGATGTATCTGAAATTCCCGACTGGGTTTCTAGGTGCGCTGATGCTATCCGTGAAAACGCGGTTGAGTGGTAAGAAAGGAGTTAACAAATGATTAAATACATCAGCACTTCCAATTTTGATAAGATTGAAAACTGGGTGCTATCGCACCCCGATAAACCATACGAAACGAACGATTATATTTATTGGTTAGAGTATTGTTATGGCGGTTGCGGACGGCTCAAGCGAAAGGCAAAAGACAACAGTTCCGGTCACACAAAAGATAAGATTGAAATAGTTGCATACTACAATAAGGGGGACTTGGAATAATGAGAATGTTACATTTATACGAACTGGACGGGACAGACCACAAGAGAACTAAAGTCATTGCCGCAACGAAACAGGCATACAGCAACGCGGGTATTCGCAACCTGTATAATTACTTGAGGGCAAACGGGAACAACCCATACATGACCGAACTGCCGGGCGGTGATATTCGTATTCAGTATTTCAGCAAAAAGGGGGTGTGATAACATGAAAGTGTATATTTATGAATACAAAACCTGTTCGCCGTTAAGGGCACATCATACGAATATGTTTAAAGATGGGTTTGCATGGTGTAGAACGGCAGGCATTAAGCAAATGAACAAACTCGAATTTGACAAGTATATTAAATACATTAAAGCAACAAAGCAAAGTGCAAAATTTTCACGGCTTCAAGACGGGTCTTTCCGTGTAAGATATTTTGATATGAGAGGTGCAAAATGCAGAAACTGAAAACGCAGACCGGGCTTGTCCGGGAAGAACCAGCGGGAAAAGAATCCCGTATGATACAGAAGCCCCCAAAGGTCAGCAATAAGAAAGCCGCCAAACAGCGGAAAGCCGCTAAACTTAAAGATAAGAAAGAAACCAAAGCAAAGCGTAAACAGGGCGGTAAAGGCCGTCCTTTTCGTGCTAAACCTTGGGCAGACTATGCTAAAGGCGAAAAGCCCACAAAGGCATACACAACGGACGAATTGCGCAATATTGTTACGCGCGCCGCTAAAGCGGCTAATAATCGCCTTAGAGCGCTTGAAAAAGCTGGATATACAAAATCCGCATATCAGCGTGCGGCGCGTCAGACGGGCAGAGATATCCCGCGTTATCGTGAAAAAGTTGCGAGTGCATCCCGACAGGAGCTAGAAAAAGAATTTGCTCAACTCCGAGATTTTATCACTGCACCCACGTCAACCGTCGGCGGTATGCACGAATATCAAGAGCGATTGACCAAAGCCGCGCAATCGGCGGGATTTAAGGGCGATTTTGCAAACCTGTCCGCGTTGTTTGAAAAATATATGGCGGCAGAATGGGAAAATTTGCTTGGGTCAGATATTATCTATGAAGAAATTATGTCAGGCCGCGCCGCTGATGGGTCACTCGAGGATATCCGGCAACAGCGAACGCAACAGCAGAAAATTGGTCAGATGGTAGAAAGTGACAGAAAAGAGGGCGCGGCGCTTTTACAGTCATTGCGAAAACATGGTAAAAAGAGGAATCTATAATGCGATACAGTCAAGATATACCAATCGCCGAAACCATGGCTGAATTTTTGCCAATGCTCAAGCGCCCTAAAACCGTAACGAAAGGGCGTAAAAAGCTTAACAGCGGCGAACGCAAGTATTTTGGTAAAAAATATCTTGATATAACTTGCACGTTTGATATCGAGACGACCAACAGCGACGCGGACGGGTTTGCATACAGCTTTCAGACCTGTATCGGCGGCGCGGTGGCAGTCCCGCGTTATTTTGAGGACTGGGTGCAAATTATGGAAAAACTTGTTGATAAATGGCACATAAGCGAAAAGAACCGTCTTGTTGTGTATGTGCATAATTTGGGTTACGAATATACTTATCTGATTCAGGTGTTATGTGACCGTTGGGGTGATTGTAAAGCCTTATACACGAAAAGCCGCAAGCCCTTATATCTTGAATTTGATAATGGTATAGAATTTCGGGACAGCCTGAAATTGTTTCAAAAATCCCTTGCCCGCGCAACTGAGGGGTGCACGCACGCAAAGCTAAAAGGTGACTTAGATTATACTGTTTATCGCACCCCGGATACCGTGTTAGATGATACCGAATTTTCGTATTGCGTGAATGACGTACTAGGACTGTGGGAAGCGATTGAACGTCTGAAAACTGAACGCGGATATAATGCGGCATCAATCCCCCTTACTAATACAGGTATGGTAATTCAAGCTGTCAATTCTGAAATATCCCACGACCAAAATTGCAGACGGCGCATGGATGCGCTCAAGCTTGACGCGCGGCAGATGCGTCTGTGTTATAAGGCAATGGCAGGCGGTGACACGCACGGCACGCGTTGGCGTGCTGGGCGTACCTATACAGATTGTAATAGCTATGACTTTAAAAGTGCGCACCCATCGCAACAGCTACTATGGAAATTTCCGGCAGGGCATCCAATTGATTTGCCAGATGAAACAGCCTTAGAGGATATGGAAAATCTGATAAATAACGGCTTTGGATGGGTTGCAAAAATCTTGCTTGTAAATCCAGAAATAAAACCTGAATGCCCCGACCCCGTTATTAGTGTCAGCAAGTGCGCCGCAATTGAAGGTGAACGCGGGGTAGATAACGGGCGGCTGTTGGGCGCGGATGGTATATATTTATACTGTGATTCGAACGATTGGCAACGTATAAGAGAAGCATATACTTTTGACAATATGGTTGCAATGGAAAGTGTTTGTTTTCGTCTTGCATATTTGCCTAGTTCTTTTCGGAAAGCTATTTTTGAAAAATTCCGCATTAAAGAAACCATGAAGGGGACGCCCGATTATATGTTTAGTAAAATTTGTGTCAACACTATTTTCGGCGCGTGTGCTCAAAAAACGATTCGTGACGAGTACGCCGCAGAAATTGGGGACGATATCGAATTTACCCGCACGGATTGGGAAACAAATTTGGACAGCAAAACCCCGGACGACGTTGCAAAAAGTCAAGATAACAAATTTTCGTTTTTGTGGGGGCTGTGGACGGCATCTCTTACCCGTCTCAAGCTGTGGCAACTATTAAAAATAGTTGGATGGGAAAATGTCATTTACTGGGATACTGACAGCTGTAAATTTCAGGGTGCAAAGTGTCCCGGTGTGGAACTTTACAACAATGAAGTAATACGCCAATGTGTAGAACGTGAATGTGTAGTCGAACGTAAAGACGGAAAGAAAATTTATATCGGCATTGCAGAGGACGAACACCCGCAATCAGAATATGGTTACAAAGAATTTAGATTTTTACACGCCAAATGCTATGCCGCGCGTACCTGTGATAACGTGCTGGAAAGTACGATTGCAGGCGTCGGCAAAAAAGAAGGGGTAACCGCATTAAAAGACGATATAAATAATCTGAACGACTTTCTAGTTATTGATGACGCGGGCGGGCAAATGTTAACATACCACAACAGTCCGATAAAGCATCGAACGGACTTTGCAAAGCCTACGGTTTCCGCGTCGTGGGTCGTCATGACCCCGCGCCGCTATGAGGTCAACGGCAAACTTCCAGATTTTGAGGAAACAAGAATTGGATAATGTGTACATTATCGACGTGATAAATAGTAACTATTACTATTTGTTCCACATGGAACATAAAGAAAAGCGCCCCGCAATCGCGGGGCACTTTTGTTGACGGTATTACTCGATAACAACAAACGCGGAAGTCGAATATACCAGATAGGGGGTGTTTGCGGCAATGGTTGCATGAAGCTGGAACCCAACGTTTACATGATAAGGCGTGGGAGAATCGCCCGTTGCAAAGACGGTAATACTACCGTTATCTACGGATTGCACCGAACCGTCACGGAGGTTAACAACATTGAACCCTGACCCACCGACCAGACGCGCCGTCAAATTGTGGGTCTGACTGTGGAGCCATGGGAGGTCGATATAAGCTACGGCAAACGAGGTACCTACACTGGAGTAAATAGCACTCGAAATGCTGATTCTGTCGAACGAATACGGCAGAATGTCAGGTGTAACGGCTTTCAGAGCCGCAATTTTGGCATCCTGTGCGGCCTGCCCTGCGTCGTATATCTTTTTAGTAACCAAAGCCGACACATCAGGAATAGCGCTCTTGTTGGCTTTATCGTTTTCCAGTTTCTGCTCTGCGGCCTTGGCGCGGTTGGCTTCAGCGGTTGCAAGCGCCCGCGCTTCTGCGTCCACTCCAGCAGGGTTCAGTTCCACAATAGAGCCGTCATCCTGTTTGTATTTCAAAGTACCGTTAGTGGGCATATATAAGCTCCTTTCTTAAGTGTCAGACCTGTTAAATCAGGTCGCAGACGTATCAAACCACCAGTCACGCGCTTTGAGCGCCGCCGGTTCGGTGGCAGAGACGTACAGCTGGGGCGGGTTATGTGCGCCGCTTTCCAGAGTTTTCACGCGGGTATCCAGTGCGGTATCAGCGGCTTTACGGTCGGAAACTTCCTTGGTGATGGCGCCGGTGTTCGCGGTGATGGCGCTGGTGTTCGCGGCGATATCCTTTTTGGCCTGTGCCACGTCCCCGGTAAGCGTGGTGATGGTGGTATCCGTAGAACCGCCCTTTGCTTCCAGAGCATCCAGCCGCGTGCCGTGGTCGGAAATGTCATGGGTGTTCTGGGTCACGTTGGCGTCGATAGTGTCAACACGACCGGACACGGCGGCGACACTTGCGGCAGTAGCCGCGCCCTCAACATTTGCAACCTTGGTTTTCGGGTAAAGCACGGCAATATCGCCGTTCTCCTGCTTGTACTTCAAAGTACCGTCATAGTTGTTAGTCATATTAGTGCTCCTTTCTTTGTTAGGAAATATCAAACCACAAGTCTTTACCATGGAAGGTTTCGGGCTCTGTGGCGGCGACGTAAATAGTGGACTTTGTGGCGATAAGCCGACTGTTTGCCAGCTCTGCGGCTTTGGCACGGTCGGCTTCAGCAGTCAGCGCTGTATTGGTGGCATCCGTCTTGGTGTCCAGCCCATCCAGCCGTCCGTCTTGCTCCACATCCTTTTCCCGAATGTGGGCGATTGCATCCCGGTTGGATTCTATTTTGGCTTCATCCTCGGTAAGGTCGGAACGCAGAGAGGAAATATCGCTGCGGTTTGCCGTAATCTCCTTGTGCTGGGAAGTTAACCGGGCTTCATGGTCTTTCAGCTGTTCGGCATGGTTTGCCAGTTCCCGGGCATTGACTGCGATGTTTGCGGCATTGTCCTGAATGTTCTTGACGGTCTTAGCGATATCTGCCGTGTTCTGAGCGATGCTTGCATCATGGCTTTTAAGTTTGATATCAAAGCCATCCAGACGGGCATCCTGTGCAGTGTCCTTTGCCTGAAGGGCGGCAATATCGCCGTCATTGCTGGTAATCTGCCGTTGCAAGTCCTCGTTCTTGGCATGAAGGTTTGCAAGTTCGGTGGTATGCTGGGCGGTGGTGGCCTGCACCTCGTCGATTTCCGTTTCGGCAGTGGAGACACGCTCTGCAAGATTATCAACCCGCGCGTCGTTTTTGGCGACGGTGTTTTTCATCTCGGCGTTGTCCTTGTCGTACTGGGTAATTTTTTCCCGAAACTCGGCGTTGTCGGACGCAAAGCCCGTGACCTGAGAAGAAAGGTCTTTTACCTCGTTGCGGTACTGTTCGACCTGTGCATTGTATGCACCGGTCTTTGCCCAATACCGCCCGTTTGTGATATCAACACCGGGGGCGACGTTGCACCTGCTGGTATAGCTCTCGTTGGCATGGGTGACGACAGTCAACGATTCGTAGCTTTTGTTAATATCCCATTCCAGCGGGTCGGCAAAAATCGGCACATACCGACTACCAATATACTGAGATGGGGGGCACTCCGGCCTAAAAGGCGGGCGCGGCGGTCTGGGCGGGCAAGGCGGGTGCGGGTCACAACTGCCGGGTGCAAAGGGTGCGGGTTCGATGGGGTAAGGGTGACAATGCTTGTCTTTACAACCCATAGTGTATATCTCCTTTCTAATAAGTGATGATAAGGTGACCATATTCAGGCTCTGTGATATCAGTGCCGGTATTGAAGGTCAACCAGCCCCAATTAGCGGGGACGTATGCGCAGAAATGCCCGTCAGGCGTCAGACCGAACCAGACAAAATGCACCATCTCGTTAACCATGGCAGGCAGATTTTTGTCTGCCCAATCCAGAAACTTCTCGTTTTCAAAGTCTCCGGCATCCAGCCTACGGTTGATACACTCTTGTGCCTTGTTAAGGTCGGATAGTGCAGTGTTGAGGGCAGTAACATTGCCGCCCTGCGCTTCTTGTCCTTTTGCCAGTCCCTGAACAAGGGCTGTCAGGCTCTGCACCTGAGATACCAACCACCGCAAATCATACATTGCAGGGTCGCCGGGTGTGTACCCCGGATTTGCGCAGAATGGATAGTCCATATTGTGCACCTCACTTTCTGCGGGTCAGGTTGTTCAGGTACTCGTCGGCCTGCAATGCGTTCTGTGTAAAGCTGTTGTTCTCCCACCACGCCCAAAGCGCGGCGGCAGTCGTGATACCTGCGGTCACAAACTGCTCCAACGTCTCGCTGTTGATGGGGAGCGGGGACTTGCCTGCCGCGCTCAAGCACTGGTTAACAAGTGCCAGCACCAAAACAAAGGTTCTTGCAACGGTTTCCGGTTTGATGTGCAGTTTCATTTTTATTTGCTCCTTTCTTCTAAATCGTCAATTCGGTGATTTGTCACGTTAATTTTTTCTTCCAGCACGGGGACGCGCTGGGCAAAATGATTATGTTCACGGACTTCCCGGGTCAACTCGTCTAGCCGCGTTTCCGTCACCGCTTGAGATTTGCTATTCGCAATCAGCACTCCTACCAGTGTAATCGCGCCCGATATGACCGCACACAAAATCTCTGTATACATAATATACCACCACCTTTAATAAACGTCAAGACAAAAATTCCGGTGGAAAGAATCTGCAATGACCTGATAGATATTAAACAGCACGCTTTCGCGTTCTGCTTCAATCATCTGTTGGGTGGTCGTAACGCCGATATTACCGCCCTTGGTGTATTCATGGGTCATAACTACTGTTTCCGTTTCCTTGCCCGTGGTCATACCGTGCGCGTGTTCATCATGCGCGTTAACGGCGGTTTCCTGAGCGGTTCCCCGGTCTGCGTTCTGCCGCTCTGTGTGCCCGTGCCCGTCTGTACTGCCAGCATCCCCGTATGTTCCGTGCGCCCTGCCAACAGTGTCAGAGGTGGTAGCCTGCTTGTCGGTCATATCCTCGGTGGTTCCGTCTGTCTGGGTTCCGGTCGTATCTTCCTTTTCCGTCCAGTCGGTTTTTCGGGTCTCGTCGCTTGTGCCCTCTTCATGGGTCGTTGTGTTGGTCTGGTCGTAGGGCTGATACTCTGCTTCATTTTCGGCAGAAACATCATTGATAACTTTGCTTGTGCCGTCCTTTGTGGTCTTGACTTTATCTGTCATGGTTTCATCGTGTACCGTGTTCCGGTTTCCGGTGGTCAGGCGGTTCAGGCTTCCAACGGTATTGCGGGTCTCGTCTGCGGTCGTTTCACCGTGTCCAGCTGTGTTATCGGTGGTGTATCCTTTATCTTTGGTATTTTCGTGGTACAGATTACCGGTGGTCTCCATAATATGCCGGTCGTCTGCGTGCTGTTTCTGGTCATGCGCACCGCCTTGTGAATGCTGGGTAGTCTGTTCGGACGTGTCCCGGGTCGTTTCGGTGGTATCCCGGGTGCGTTCGCTCATGTCAGTATTCCAAATAGGATTATACTCAAGCTGTGTCGTTGCAAACAACTTTTTCCAAATGGGCAAATTTTCCCGGCTCCACCAATACAGTTCCTGTTTCATCCAAAACGGGTCTGGATGATAAAGCGGCGCAAGGCCGTGTGCCCTGCGGATAGCGGCAATAACACCCGACTTCTCCACGCCGTCAGGCACTACCATATTAGCAAATAAATCCGGGTCAACCATTAGCATTGCTTCCAGATTGCAACCGCCTACCAACTCATTCACCAGCATCTTTTTGCACCTCGCTTTCCTGTGTATCATTTTGCAGTTCCGACAAGTCAGGTTCAACAAGCCGGAAATTAATATTTGTACCGTACATCGTATTTACGATATCTAACGACTTTTCAAGCGTGATTCGCCACACTTCCCGGCGGTTGAAAGTCTCCGCGTCAGCCGCTTTACTCTCCTGTACAACCATCCTTTCTTTTTTGTTCGGCTGAACCGAAACACCTAATTCCCGGTAAAAATCACAAAGAATATTTCGCCGATACTCCATCAATTCGGGCAGTATGAAATTTTTGGACAAATCACGGTCAATCTGCATGATAGGCAGTTCATAGGATTCATCTTTGCTTCCGGCACTGAGGGACTTTTTCAAATCCGCGTTTACAATAATAGCGGGTTCGCCGTTTGCTAATTTGTTAAACAGCATTTCAAGTGAACGTTTTTGTTTATCGTCCTTAGCAAACGCGCCGTATGCAAACCGGGAATTTAGTGCAGATTGTCTGATAGCAACCTCTGCTAGTTGCATTTCCCGCGCGTATTTCAGAATAATATCCCACGCGCCACGATAATCAGGCGTTAACTTGATAACGCCGCATTCCCTGTCAATTTCCAGCGGACGGGGGAAGTTAAAAAACGGTGTGGAAATTTGCATACCGCGCGGCTGAAACTGTAAGCCGTATCCGGTCGGTACTCCCGGCTGAACCACAACGCCGTATGTTTTGGAATGAAAAACAACCGCGTAACCCATCCGAAACAGCTGATACAAAAAGGCGTCATAGTCCCACGCAATTTGTCCCGCGCTTGCTTCCGGCAACCCGCTGAACTCGAACATCCCGCGCATACGCTGGAAAAATGAACGCTCCCAATACGTCAACGCGTCCGTAGAAAACGTGCGGTCAAACGTGCCGCACGGCATCGGCGTGCAATCGTAATGCCCGTCGTAACATTGATACATTAAATCATCTCCTTTATTCAATAAATACCCCGGAATCCATCGCCGCGTTGATGTATGCAATTTCATCCGGTTTCGCTCCTTTGGGTTGACAGCTAAATCCGCGTGTCTTACAATATCCATTTGCCGGGGTCGATACACGCATAACAGGATACCCATATAAGCCCTGATAGCCTGCGTCATCAATGGGCGGGTAATATAATAATGTCAGCTGTGCTTCTGTCGGTAACAGGGTTTGGCTTGCTCCGGTGGTCATGCCTACGCACTGATTGATTGGCTGAATACTCTGTTTGATACCTTCTGCGCCTGATGCAAGTCCCGCAACAGCTCCGAACGGGCTTATTGTCGCACCAACACCACCGCCAAACTGCAATGCAGAACCGACGGCAGAAACAGAACCGGCAACGGCTTTTACAGGGTCAATGTTGGATGTGCCAATACCGTATACGCTGGAAACATTAGTTGAACCTACATAACAACAATAGTTTCCGGCGGTTACTTTAATCGACACACTGCCGTCCAAATAGGTCATGCACCAGTCAACACCAACCGTTGCGGCGTTGTTACACTGGTCAACCGGAATACCTACAACGCCAACCATGGGAATATATAGTTGCATTTGACAGTTCAGCCGTTTCCAATCCTCGGCAGGCCATGGTATGACAATATCTGTATGAACAGAAAGATTGTCGTCTTTTGTAACAACTCGACCAAACACCCCCGTGTTGAACTGTCCTAACGTTATTTCCTTACCGCGTCCGGCTCCACCCGGTGCAATGGGTAACCAGATGCAAGAGCGAATGCAACTTGTTGCGGTATCACCAAACACAAGCTTGTTCATAAATTCCGGGAGAGCCACTTCCCACTTGACAAACGCCTTGGTTGCTACTTCCCACGTCGTAGAAACGGCAGTCAATAAAGTTTCTAATTGTGTCTGGTCTATCTTGTAAGATAACAGGCCACTTTTACCAACGGCAGACAAAATATAAATACCGGCAGTATCGCCCAATTTACCGTCCGTGATATCTGCCGTAACAGACAAAACCGTAGGCTTCATTGCAACCGCCTGCCGTGCATCCTGTAACCGATACTGTGCGCCGCTTGCGTCGCTGTTAAAACCGTATTCAATAAACGCCTTAGTTTTTAAAATCTCGCTCCGATAAGTTGCCAGCGGGTCAAGTTCAAGCGTGAACTGCCAGATGTTTGCACTGCCGCGCCCATACACGCCAACAGAAATATCACGCACCCAATAATAACTTTCTGTCTCCTCGCAGTGGCAATAATTCCACTGCGGGGAGATGTTAAGGCTGTTCAGGTTTACAAAAATAACCGGGTTTTCCATGCTGGTTACTTTCTTAAAATCACACCGTTCTTCATCCTTTAATACCGTATAATCAAAAATTTTGGTGCTGTTCGTTCGTTTCTGAACGTTTCCAAAATGGAAATGATATCCATGCTTTACAGTAGGTTCAGGAACTGCCCCCCTAAATTCGCCGCGTGCCATTAAATACACCTACCTTTCTATAAAGAAAAGGCCGGCCTTTTACGGTCGGCCTTTATCGGCGTGTTACGGCTGAACGACCCCGTCGGCCATGTAAAAAAGCACGGCGTTTTCGGTCGGGTCTTGCATATAGTTCATCTTCCAGTGATGTTCCGTGTTGTAATACTCGCCGCTGATGTTAAACGGGGTAGTGTAAACACTATCCTGCCGGTAAGCGGTAGCCAGTGCACGGCGGTCGTACAACAAGCCTACAACATAATCAAGTTTAACGGCCTTGCCCACAACCTGCTTTGCGGTGTTCACATCAAACTGTGCGGGAGTAACAGAAATCGCGGAACGGTCGTTGATGTTCTGCCAGAACTGCACACCCTCATAGTTGCCAAACGACAGATAGCCCGGCCCGAAAATAGCAGGGTAAACCCACGCCTTAGCGTCGTTGATAAGGGGCTGATACAAAAGCAACTTCTGCTCTCCCTTGGGCGTGTGCCGGAACAGGTGCAGGGTGTTACCGTTGTCGTCGGTACACATCGGGGTCAGGTGGTAAAGTTCGCTGGATTCTTCCATCAGCCCGGTCAGGGTTTCCAGATAAGAAACAAAAAAGGACAAAAATTCCTGAAGGTGAACGGTCAACAGTTCACGGGTGGTATAGTTGGTATCACGCGCCGCGTTGAACTGCTCCGTGAGGTTGACTTTCTGCCCGGGCTTGCCGGTGTTGTACAGACTGCCGATAAAGTTCATCACAGAAGCACGGTTTTCGGCGGTTTTCCATCGAGCAACGTCGTTGCCGATTTCCACCATCATGCCGTTGAGAAATGCCGAAAATTCGCTCTCGCTCTGAAAGGCCGTTTTCAGCTGTTCCCGGAACGTGGTATAACGCTGGTTCAGGGTGCTTTCGCCGGTATAGTACATCTCGAGCGGGTAACGCTTCTTGATTTTATACATATCGACGCTGTTACCATCCCGCAAGGTGTTCGGGTTCTGGGCAGTGTTGATAAACTTGGTCTCGTCAAATTCACCGCTGAAAAAAGCAATCTTGCGGATAAACAAGCCCCATTCCTGAGAACTTACCTCGATACTGGTAAAACGACCCGAATAGGGACGCACCGCAATAATGGTGCGGGCAACCATGTTGGAAAGCGCTTGCAACGTACCCTCTTTGCTCTGGTCAAGACACATCTGCCCGACGTTGATAAAAGAGGACGTATCAACGGCAGTGATTGCCGGGGTCTGTCCGGTCACTTCCTTCACCAGTGCATTAGCAATGGTATAAATATCCTGCGGACGGAAAACCGTCATACCCGCTTTAGCGGGAATGTTAGGGTTTGCCATTACTTATTCACTCCTTTCATAAAATCCGGCGCGGGCGCGTCGGCCTGATTGGGCTGGTAGGCTCCCAAAATGATATCTTCAACGCTGGTAACGGGGGCGGGATTGCCCACGAAACCAGCGGACGGAACGTTCAGGGCGTCAACCTTTTTACTAAGGTCGGCGAGACTTGCCACCAGTTGGCCAAGGTCGGGAGAACCGGGGGGTTGCTGGTAAGGCGCTGGGGTCTGCTGGTCAGTGCCAAGGGGGTCGGTCATGTGCGTGTTCGGTACGGTCTGCACCGCCGGGGCGGTTGCACCCGGAACCTGTGCGGGGGTAGTCTGCACGGGAGTGCTGGGCTGTGCGCCCATCAGTGCGGCAATATCAGTTTTGGTAAAACCCATCTTGCCCAAAGTAATAACGTCATTGATAGTAAGTGCCATAATTAGTATGCTCCTTTCCAGCGTGCGCAACCCTTGCGCACGTCAACGTGTGTAAAAGTCGAATAGATACCGATACCGCCGGAATTGCCCAAAAACCATTCTGCAATCTGGGCAACCTTGCGGGGGGCAACACCAACAATTCTTATATCTGCGGCCTTACCCTGAACGTGCTGAGAATTGGATACCGCGTTCTTGACAGTGGCATTGTATGCCGCACTCCGGTACCCGCTGTTGATAATAACCGGCTTACCAGTACACTTTCGGATATTTTCCAGCAGTTCCACAAGCCGTTCATCTACCAATACAAGGTCTGCGCGGTCATTCTTGCTGTGGAACTCCTTAACCTGAAAATGTGCAGAAATATATTTTTCTTTATCTGCACTATATGAAAATGTGAGCATCTGTTCACCTCATTTCTTAAAATGCGGGGGTATGCAAGCAAAGAATGCAACCCCACACCCTTCCGGGGCGCTTTGCTTTTGGGGTCCCCCGCTACTTATTATAATAACGTATTCAATCCTGAATGTCAAGATATTGTTTTATCTTTATCAAAGATGGAACATCAGAAACCCATACTTGATTTAATACAAGCATGGTTTGGAAATAAGGATGCGCAAGCCTGAAAGCTTGTTTACCCGCGCTGGTATCGGGGTAAATTTCACGGGACTGATGCGGGGATTGACACAAGTAATAATGGTTGCCGTCGTACTGATAGCAATACAGCCCCGCAACCTGAAATTCCGGTTTCATCCCGCGTAAATTCATAGGCCGAACCTGCTCAAGATTGTTATAGGCAAATTTGTTTTCCATTGCCATCTGATAAAATTTACTGTCAGGGTTTTTCATCATGTGACGCATAAACGCGGTATTTGCACGTTTGCCGGATACCACAGTACTTTTTGGCATCCCGATGAATACGCCAGAACTTGTAACCGTCCATTCCTTGCCCGTTCTTGCAAGCTTTGCAATTTCATCCACTACACCCAATTCAACAAGTATAGGAGATGCAATATCAAAGGCATTGGCTAAAAGCCAAATTCTAAGAGGGGGACGCCCTTCCAATTCTCTGTTGCCATTGATAGTGACATACGCATTCAATAGGGCGTCGCCCTCTGCCTTACGTTTCATCACAATCCGTTCGGGGATAAATTCATCAAATACTACATCCTCAAACTGCGAACCGTTAAAGCCCCGAATGTTTGCAATGCTGGGCAGGGTCATACCAATGCCGTATTTTTCAATACACTGCTGGGGCTTACCGTCCTCGTCGTATTCAAATTTTCCGATTGTGTAAGTTACCTTACCGCTTTTCACAACGTCCGCGTCAAACCCTTCACTTTTCAGCGGCAAAAATGGGTTTAAATCGGGGTCAGACGTGATAGCGTCAAACTCCGTCGTTGTACGTCTGAGATACAGAAAATGCCGATTGTTCTCAAGCATGAATTTAAGTGTGCCGTATGTTTTGCCAACTTGACGTTTACCTATCAGGATATTACACCAACAACCCAAATGGGCGACGGCTGGTATATTTATCCAGCCGCCGCCCTCGTAAAGGTCAAGCGGCGTCTCGCTCCGCTTGCTCATATTCGTTATACCTCGTAACGGGTCTTGAAGTCCCGCTTTTCGTTCGTGCCTGCAAAGTGGTCAAGCACCGTTTTGATAACGCGCTGTTCATCCGTAGCAGACAGGTACACAATGAACCGGTCATGATACTGTCCATCCTTGCCCTTAGCCTGCGGAACGCTGATGAAATACCCGCCTGCTTTCTTCTCAATCAGGCGCATATCACGCAACGAAACGCCCGGAATGTTCAGTGTGAACACAATACAAGTGTCACTCAACTGATACGCCGCCTGAATGGTTGCGCCAGTCAGGTTCAGCGTGGGGCGGTCGTTAACCTCGGGTGCGGGAACAGCGGTGTTTTTCTTGATAGCCATAATATATATCTCCTTTTGCTACTTATTGCATACGCTCAAAAAATCCAGCGTAACAGAAACTGCTTTGCGGTAGAATCGCCGTTTGTCGGAAAAAGCGCGGTTGGGGACTGGTTGGTGAAAATTGTGGCAATGTGATGCCGCTGTGCTTCCAGTTCGGCAACAATCTGCTCCATGGTCTTACCACCATGATTGCAGGGGTTCCACTGCGGGGAGTACGGAAAACCACGCCGCGCCGCTTCTTCAAACGCACGGATGGGAAGGGGGTCAAGCTTGCCAACTCCGGTAACCACGTTGAGCACGTTGCCGTCCTTGTCGTACACAATACCAAAGATGTTCTGTGCGGCATCCTCATACAGCATGACGTGCGAAACGTTGGTAGGAGTGGTACAGGTACAAGGGTCAGTCATTGCTATCACCCGCACCTTCTGCCGGGATGTCAACGAACGCTCCCGCGATATCGTCCCACGCCATATTTGCGCCAGACTGCTTGCAAACCTCGGTGAAAATGACCTCGGAAACAGCATCTGTGTAATCGAGGTCAAGTTCACACCGTTTGACGGCAGTGTTGAGAACGCGGACGCCATTTGCCTTAATGTTATCAGCGCAAGTTTTCCGGCTTGCTGTGTCGATAAAAACCACGGCGTTAACTTCTCGGCCTTTAATGGCAGTAACAACCACATACGGAATCTTGATTTTCATGTGTACTACTCCTTTACAATTAGTGTTGCATTCAGTTTGTTTGCAAGGGGCTTTCCCTTGCAAAATTATAATACCATACCGGACGAATAAAATCATGAACAACCTGTTAACAATTTACTTTAATGTCATACAGTTCAGTGTAGTGAACTTTATTGTAGTGAACTTCATTGTAGTGAACTTCATTGTAGTGAACTTCATTGCTTTACTGTCCTGAAGTTAGGGGAAACTTACTTCACTGTCCTGATGCGTATAT